TCATTCACAGTGACAGCTTCTGGAGGGGAAGCCTCAGCCGATGCTACATTCGATATTGTTGTGATCAACTGTTATACGTCAGACGGGATGCAGTTCTTGAAAGACTATTCGGAACAGTATGGAGCTGATGACCCTAATGGTTGAACAGAGAAGAAGATGTTTGCCATAGAGGGAGTGGGTAAGGTAACAGCTCAGGAATACATTGATCACTTACAGGCTCAAGGCTTTCTTCAGCCATGCAACCAATAAGGAGAGAATATGTCGGTTCCAGTAACAAGATTATCCGATTTTTGCTCAGGTCACGGTAGCTGGCCTTCCAGACCGTCCTCAGAAGGCTCAGGAGACGTTTTCGTGAATGGGATAGGGGTACATAGGGAAGGAGACGCTTGGGAGCCTCACGCCTCTCCTAGCCCCTCTCCGCCCCATTCATCTGTACTAGCAGCAGGATCATCAACTGTGTACGTGAATGGTAAGCAATGTGGGAGAATCGGAGATCCTGTTGCATGTGGGTCTATCGTAGTGGAAGGATCACCAAACGTGTTCGCTGGTTAAATTATGCTATTTATAAGCCCCTAAATAAATCAAATAGGTTTATTTAGGGGCTTCCTTAAAATGTCGTATACATACTCAGACTTCAAAACAGATCTTTCTGTTACAACAAAGGGCAACCCATCTGTTGTTTATGACAAAGATGTAATCATTCAGTCCCTCAAGACAATCTTTGCTACAGTGAGCGGTGAGAGGGTGAGGAACCCTATTGGTAGTGCATTAGTACAATTACTATTCGAGCCAATGACAGCAGCCACTGTTCGAGATATCAAATACGAGTTGAAGCGTGTCATTGAAATATACGAGCCTCGCGTAACGATCAAGTCTCTTCGTGTAAGACCAAATCCTGATCAAAACTATTATGACATTGATATCGATTTCTATATTGCAGAACTGAATCAACGAGCTGGGTTTCGTAATCGCCTACGTTCACTAGCCGTAATTTGAAGGATAACAGATGAAAAACTATACACAGTACAATTATGATGAACTCGTCCAACGGATGACGGACATCCTTCGTGATGCAGAGGGATGGGGGGAAGGGTATCAATCATCCACTGGTCAGACATTGATTCAGTTGATGGCTGATGTCACAGACAACCTTCACTACATGCTTGAGCGTAGAACCAATGAGAACTACCTAGAGACAGCTCAATTGCGTTCTTCTGTGATTGCTCGTGCATGTGAGCTAGGATACCGATACCGTAGAGCTGTTGGTAATAACGGGTACGTCACCATTAAGATTGCTGATACAGAGATTGATGGGGTCGCCACTCATGTCTATGCTGATGCTGATATCACCATCCCTAAGTACACTAAGATTGTATTTGACGGTGATGAATATTACACGCTGGAAGAAGCTGTTATTCAGTACCAAGAGAACGAAGTGAGCGTGAAAGTGGTACAGGGGTCTCTTGTCACCAATACGTACACTGTTGATGAGATTGGTAGTGTACTGATCAATCCATATGAGTTCATTGATGATCAGTCTATCACTGTCTCTGAAGGGGGTGTTGAATATGGTGATGTAACAAAAGCTCTTGCTGATGTTAACAAACGTGCCCTTCAATTCCTTTCACCCGAAGACGCATACTTCGATATCAAATACTCCGTAGAAGGAATGCGTATTGTTTTCGGTGATGGAACATTTGGTAAGCGTCCGTCTGGTGATGTGACGATCTCCTACATTCAAGTGAGTGAAGATGCTGAGTCAATCATTGCCACAGGGAAAGAGTTTGAGTTCGAAACTGCTCCTCTTGATCTAGACGGTGGTGAATATGAATGGTCTATTGAGAACACTACGTCAATTCGTGGATACCAACCACCAGAAGACGATTACACAATCAAATGTAATGCAGTGGCCTACCATCGTTCTAACGGACGTGCCGTAACAAACAGTGACTATGCTTTCTGGACTAAGAAATCCAATGCGGCTAACATTGTTGATGCTAAAGCTTTTGGTGAAGAGGAGCTTGAGTCCCTTGTATACAATCTGAACAATGTCTATATCACCTATTTGAAAGATAATGGCGAAGATCTCACACTAGAAGAGCATAAGGCTCTTCGAGAGTTTATGGATAATGTGAAAACATCCGAAGCTCATATTGTGTTCAAAAACGCACAGAAACTGTTCTTACAAGTGCTGTTGGACTTTAAGAAGAACCCAAATGTTCCTATTGCTGATGCAGAAGCATATGACATTGTTAAACGATTCATTGACAACTATTTCCGTCTAACATCGGGTTCTATTGGTAAGCAAGTACAGTCTTCTGATTTGATCAGGGCTTTGTATGACGTGAAGGTGACTCGAAACAATATCGTCTATCCTGTCATTGATTATGCTAAGGTGGATTTGAATGGTGTAGTACCATTTGAGTTTCCATTGAAGACCAATAAGGTGTTTGTTAACATTGGTACAAACTATTCCCCTGTCACTGGAGATGAATTTGTTCTATTACTAGAAAACCTTATCTGTAAGGTTGATGTAGAGGGAACAGACACTAGCACAGAGATTCTAACTAAGATGCGTGACCGCATTCTTCAAGTGACTCCATTCGATGCTCGTGTTGTTCTTGGTGGTGTTGCATTTGATGCTTTCGGTAATCCTCTCCCATTGGAGATAGACCCTTCTGTTGGTCAATTGATGCTGATCGGTGTGGATACTCCCTACTATTCCAACACGCAGATCTTAGAAAACACTGCCATTGGTAGTACGTTGGCCCGTGTGGTGTTACAGGCTGAAGCTGTTGATGTAGAGCATCTTTATTATTCTAGTCGAGCTGGTCGTAGACCAATGATTCCTCTACGAGTGGGGACTGTTGTCACCATCACTGCTCCTACTGATACCAATGTTAATGTATACACCCGTCTGATCAAAGATGATCCATCAACTGAACAGCTAATCACTACGATTAATGCTGGTGAGACATACGCGAATACATTCAACGATGAACACATTCTTCAATTCGAATATGAGAATGATTCTTATGAAGATACAGTGGCGTACATCAACTACCCGTCGTTTGATGGTAATGCATTCGGTCTTGAGATCAGTAGTAAGGACAACTTCGGGCTGTTTAGTGTGATCACTAGCTCTGGGGATGTTTCCGATTTTGTGACAGTGGATTACACACTGAAGCTTCCTGTTGGTGTTTCTGTTGATAGGACAGAGAACCTAATTAAACCTTCCACTATTAGGATAGTTTACCCTGATGGGGTTCCTTATATCGAAGACAGAGGGGACGGGTACTTTAAGAATAGTATCACTGGTGCATTGATTCCTACTGGTTTTGTTGACTACGTGAACGGGGAGATAACACTACCGAACAATTTCCCTGATGGTGAATACCTTGTGATGTATGATCAGGACGAATTCAACAACTTCGAGGTAGATGATACCACCGCTATTCAGTTGATTCCTCCCAAGGCGTCTCTAAATAGCTCCACTATCAGCTTGAGTAAGATAAGGTTGGCCAATGGATCTTAAAGACTACTTAAAAAAGACGATACCAGAGTATCAACAAGGAAACCAGTCTTTAGATAGCTATCTTGATTCGGCTGGTGATTTCCTGAATGGTATTGCAGAGGCTATTGAACATTTTGACTTCTCTCATGATTATGAGAAGGGAGAAGCATATAATATCGAGAACTCTCTTCTAAGTCGGGGGGTGAATGCTCCTCGTGCCCTCCCTATTGAGATCAAGCGCCTCATTCTGGGAGACCTACAAGAGATCCTATTGAAGAATGGTACAGAGGATGCTTTGGTGCATTCTCTCCGTCTTATTGGTTTCAATGCTGAAATCCGTAGAGGGTGGCTACCGTCCCCAAGATCACTGAAGAAGGGATATATCAAAGATCCCGAAACTGGTGAGATGAGGCGCTATGACATTGATAAGTATGTCTATACCGAACTCCTCTATGGTACTGAGGAAGTGACAGAAGATGGCGTATTCTTCAATGGGTATAGATATTATGACACATTCCAAGAGAATTCCATAGACGGGCTTCCTATTCTTGGTGAGACATATGAGACATTCCCTGATTCTGATGTTGCTGTCTCAAAGACCCCTTATCTGATTGTGAGGTTTGATGAGGGGGATTTCAATGTATCTGTTGAGAGCTATGTAGACCCAGAGACATGGGAGGAATATACATACTCA